ATGTGCGCCCTGGCCGGGGTGCGCTTCAACGATTCGGTAAAGCTGGCCTACCTCAGCCAGGAACAGGCCGACCAGATCGGGGAGATGGACCTGACTGCCCTGAAGGAGTTTAAACGCCACGCCAACGGCGCCGTGGAGATCAAGCTGACCGACCGGGTGGAGGTGCTGGAGAAGGTGATGCAGCTGCTGGACGGCGGGGAGGACGGCAAGGTCCAGGCGCTGCTCAAGGCCCTGCAGCCACCCGCCGAGGAGGAGGGGTAAATGGAGATCGGCCGCTTCTCCCCCAAACAGCGGCGGGTACTGGGGTGGTGGCGCGCCCCCGGCGACCGGGAGCGGGAGGCCATCATCTGCGACGGGGCGGTGCGCAGCGGGAAAACCCTGTGCCTGGGCCTGTCCTTCTTTTTATGGGCGATGACCGGGTTTGACAAGGCCCGGTTCGCCCTGTGCGCCAAGACTATCCTGGGGGTGCGGCGGGGACTGCTCGCCCCGCTGCTGCCCCTGCTGCGCGGTCTGGGGTTTGTCTGCCGGGAGAACATCTCCCGGGGGGAGATGACGGTGGGACTGGGAAAACGGGAGAACACCTTCTACCTCTTCGGGGGGAAGGACGAGGGAAGCGCCGCCCTGATCCAGGGACTGACCCTGGCCGGCGTGCTGCTGGACGAGGCGGCGCTGATGCCCCGCTCCTTCGTGGAACAGGCCTGCGCGCGGTGCTCCGTGGAGGGGGCCAGACTGTGGTTCTCCTGCAACCCCGAGGGGCCGGAACACTGGTTTTACCGGGAGTGGATCGCCAGAGCCGAGGAGCGAAACGCCCTCTACCTCCACTTTACCATGGAGGACAACCCGGCCATGTCTCCACGGGTGAAAAAACGGTATGAGCAGATGTTCCAGGGCGCCTTCTACCGACGGTTCATTCTGGGGGAGTGGACCGCGCCCCAGGGGCTGGTGTACGACTTCTTCTCCCCGGAGCGCTGCCCCCCGCCCCCCGAGGAACAGGAGATGGAGCGGTGGTGCGTCTCCTGCGATTATGGCACCGTCAATCCCGCCTCCTTCGGCCTGTGGGGGCTGAGAAGCGGGGTGTGGTACCGGATGCGGGAGTTCTATTACGACTCCCGCCGGGAGGGACGGCAGAAAACCGACCGGGAGTACGCCCGGGATTTGGAGCGGCTGGCCCATGGACTGCCGGTGGAGTGCGTCGTTGTGGACCCCTCAGCGGCCAGCTTTATCGAGACCCTGCGCCGGGAGGGCTGGCGGGTGGTACGGGCCAAAAACGACGTGCTCTCCGGCATCCGCCTGACCGCCGAGCTGCTCCGGGCGGAGAAGCTGGTCATCTGCGACACCTGCGCCGATGCCATCCGGGAGTTCGGGCTGTACCGCTGGGAGGAGGACCCGGAACGGGACCGGGTGGTGAAGCAGAACGACCACGCCATGGACGACATCCGCTACTTCGCCGCCACCGTGGCCTGCCGGGCAATCCAGACTCCGGTTTTTGCCGGAAGCGTCCGGCGCAGGATCGACTAGAAAAACGAAGGGAGCTAGAAAATGAAGTTGTTTCAGCGAAAAACAGCGCCTCTGCCCCCCGCGCCGGTGCAGGTGCGCACCACCTCCCGCCACCCCTTCGGCGCGCTGGAGCGGTATGTGCCGTTGCAGGAGGCAGAAACCGGGCTGTACCGGGCCATCCGGGAGGCCGTCCCTATTATAGATGCCGCCATCCTCAAGCTCATCCGCCTGTGCGGCGGGGTGCTGGTGAAGTGTACCCAGCCGGAACACCAGAGGGAACTGGAGCGGTTTTTGCGCACCGTCCCCACCGGGAGAGGACAGCGGGGCATCCAGTCCTTTTTGGACGTCTATCTGGACTGTCTGCTCACCTGCGGTCGGGCGGTGGGGGAGATCGTCCCCGACCGGGAAGGAAGGGACATCGCCGCCCTGCTCTGGTGTGATCCCGCGGACGTGGAGATCCTGGAGGGGGAGACCCCACTGGACTTTCAGCTGTGCGCCCGGGGGACGGGGCGGCCCGTCCCCTTCCCGTGCCAGCAGCTGCTGCTGTTTACCCCCTTCCAGCCCGAGGCGGACGCGCCCTACGGCGTCTCGCTGCTGCGGTCTATGCCCTTTATGACCGGGATCCTGCTGAAGATCTACCAGGCCATCGGGACCAACTGGGAGCGGGTGGGCAATGTGCGCTTCGCCGTGGTGTGCAAGCCTGGGGAGAACGGGGAGCTGTACGCCCGGGAGCGCTGCGAGCAGGTGGCCGCCGAGTGGAGCCGGGCCATGGGGGAGTGCGGCTCGGGCAGCGTGCGGGACTTCGTCTCCATGGGCGACGTGGACATCCGGGTCATCGGGGCGGACAACCAAATCTTGGACAGCGAGGTGCCCGTGCGGCAGATTTTGGAGCAGCTGATCTCCCGCACGGGGATTCCCCCCTTTATGCTGGGGCTGAGCTGGTCGTCCACCGAGCGGATGAGCAGCCAGCAGGCCGATGTGATGACCAGCGAGATTACCGCCATCCGCCGCAGTCTGGAGCCGGTGGTGGAGCGCATCTGCGAGACCTGGCTGCGGCTGCACGGCTACGGCGGCTATGTGGAGGTGGACTGGACCGACATCAACCTCCAGGACGAGGTGGAACAGGCCAGAGCCGAGCTGTACCGCCGGCAGGCGGAAAATCTGAAACAGGAGGACTGACAGGATGAACGTGAACAAGACGGCCGTATGCTGCAAAAGCGGCGTGCCGGGGCCGGAGGAGCTGGAGCAGATCAACCGCTTCAGCCGGAAAAAGCTGTCGGAACAGGAGGTGTACACCTTCTCCGTGCGGCTGTGCGACAACGAGGTGGACCGGGACGGAGAGCGGTTTGAGCCGGAGACCCTGGAGGGGCTGGCCCGGCTGTTTGTGGGCAAGACGGGGATCTTCGACCACAACTGGTCCGCCGCCGGACAGACCGCCCGCATCTACCGCGCCCAGGTGGTGGACGAGCCGGGGACGGTGACCGCCGCCGGAGACGGCTGCCGCTATGTGAAAGGGGACGCCTATTTGCTGCGCACCCCGGGAAACCAGGAGCGGATCGCCCAGCTGGACGGCGGAATCCTCCGGGAGGTCAGCGTGGGGTGCGCCGTGGAGAAGTCGGTGTGCTCCGTCTGCGGCTGCGCCGCCGGGACCTGCGGCCACGAGAAGGGAAAGGTCTATGACGGAAAGCTGTGCTACACCAGCCTCCAGGGGGCGGCCGACGCCTTCGAGTGGTCCTTTGTGGCCGTCCCTGCCCAGCCCAAGGCCGGGGTGATCAAGGCCCTGGGGCAGCAGGCGCGGAATCTGAAGCAGCTGGCGCAGGACAATCCCGCCTGCCGGGAGGAGCTGGACCGGCTGGAAAAACAGGCCGCGCTGGGCCGGCGGTATCTGGACACCCTGCGCCGGGAGGTGGTGCGCCTGGCCGGGCTGGCCCAGGATGGGGTGGACATGCAGGTGATGGACAACATTACCCGAAAGCTGGAGGAGAGCGAGCTTCTGGAGCTGCGCAGGGCTTACGCCAAACGGGCCGGGGAGCGGTTCCCAATGGCCGTCCAGCTGCCCTATGAGAAGAAAGAATGTGCCGGAGAGGATGCGGACGGGGCATTTCTGATTTAGGGCATTTTCAGGTCGGAAAAGGGGACATTTCTCCTTTTTTGAACATATCCACATGAGGTTACCCACTTTTTTTAAGGAGGATAAGAAAATGAACAAGGTTTCCTTTGAAGAGGCCGGCGCCCTGCTGGTCACCTTCTACGCCGACGAGGGCGTGAAGCAGGGGCAGGTGGTCAAGGTCAGCCGCAACGGCACCGTGGCCCCCTGCGGCGACGGCGAGCCGTTCTGCGGTCTGGCCGGCAGCTGCGGCGGCGGCACCGCCGGCGTCCAGGTCCAGGGCTTTGCCCAGGCGGCCTACTCCGGTGAGATGAGCCTGGGCCGGATGGAGCTGGTGGCCAACGGCGAGGGCGGCGTGCGTGCGGCCGCCGAGAACGAGAAGGGGATCCCCGCCCTGGTGGTGGACGCCGACCCCGCCGGGAAAACCATCATGATCTGCCTGTAACTTTGGAAGGAGGAGTGTATCGATGAGTTTTTCGTTTGACAACCTGAAGCTGGAGAAGGGTATGTACCGCCAGGCCGGCAGGTCTTTTACCCAGGTGCTGGAGGAGCAGGACCCCTCCGAGCAGTACAAGGGGACATCCCTGGAGGGGCTGGACGCCTTCCAGCGCCAGCTCAAGCGCTTCGACATTAAGGTCAAGGGGGCCGGCAGCGACGCGGTGGAGAAGTTCTTCCGCACCTCCGACTCCGCCGTGCTCTTCCCCGAATATGTGGCCCGGGCGGTGCGCCAGGGGATGGAGGAGCAGGACCTGCTGCCCGCCATCACCGCCGCCGTCACCCGCTTCGACGGGCTGGATTACCGCTCCATCACCTCCCAGGCCGGCGGCGACGAGAAGGAGCTGCGCCGGGTGGACGAGGGCAGCGTCATCCCCGCCACCACCGTGAAGGTACAGGAGAATCTGGTCAAGCTCCACAAGAGAGGCAGAATGCTGGTGGCCTCCTACGAGGCCATCCGCTATCAGAAGCTGGACCTGTTCTCCGTCACCCTGCGGCAGATCGGCGCGCACATCGCCCGGATGCACCTGGAGGACGCCATCGACGTGCTCATGAACGGCGACGGCAACTACAACCCCGCCCCCTCCTTCGACACCGCCGCCAAGGGCGCGCTGAGCTATGAGGATTTGGTGGACTTCTGGGCCAAGTTCGACCCCTATGAGATGAACACCCTCCTGGTGGGCAACGACACCCTGGTGAAGATGCTCAAGCTCCCCGAGTTCCAGAACCCCCTGACAGGGCTGAACTTCCAGGGGACCGGAAAGCTGGCGTCCCCCCTGGGCGCCACCCTGCTGCGCACCTCCGCCATGCCCGCGGGAAAGATCATCGGCCTGGACCGCAACTACGCCCTGGAGATGGTGCAGGGCAGCGACGTGACGGTGGAGTACGACAAGCTCATCGACCGGCAGCTGGAGCGGGCCGCCATCACCACCATCAGCGGCTTTGCCAAGGTGTTCACCGACGCGTCCAAGGTGCTCTCGGTGTGATGCACGAGGAGATCGTAGCCCTGGCGCGGACGCTGGGAAGGGTTTCCCCCCACGAGGAGGGACTGCTGGAACCGCTGTGCCAGGCGGCGCAGGCGGAGCTGAAACGCTCCCTGCGCCCGGGCGTGGATTTGGAGCAGTGCCGGGAGATCTTCTGCACGGCGGCGGCCTGGCTGGCCCTGGCCGGGCTGGAGGCCGGACGGCAGGTGGGACAAGCCGCGTCCTTCTCCGCCGGTGACCTGACGATTAAAGCCGGAGACGCCGGGAGCAAGGCCGCAAGCCTGCGCCGGGAGGCCAGACGGCTGATGGCCCCCTGGCTGCGGGACGACGCCTTTTTCTTTATGGGGGTGAAAAGCCTGTGATGGCGGCGGAATTTGCGGATATCCTGAGCCGGTACGGGCGGGATATGATGGTATACTCCACCCAGCAGCCCGAGGGACAGGCCGTTCGGGCCTTCTTCCAGCCGGTGCTGGACAGGGGGACGGCTCAGGCCGTCCCCTCCCCTCTGGGGGAGGTGCGGCAGGACCGCTTCCTCTATCTGGGGCCGCCGGAGGCGGCGCTGGACTGCTCCCCGGTGTGCGGCGTGGAGCTGGACGGCGAGCTGTACCGTCCCCAGGCGGTTGAGCCGGTGTATGTGGGCGGTGAGCTGTCCCACTACTGGGCGGTGCTGAAGCACCGGGTACAGGAGGTGGTCTGATGGAGCTGGACGGGCTGCAAAACGCGCTGGTCCGGTATCTGGACGAAAAGGGCATCCCCGCACAGGTCTCCTGGCCGGCACCGCGCCGCACCGGGCCGGAGGAGGTCGCCGTGCTGGTATCCCTAGACCAGGTGAACTGCTCGGGGGCCGGCCTGCAGGACTACCTGGGCCTGCGGCTGGACGAGGAGACCGGGATGTGGGAGGAGGTCTATGGCCGGAAGGCCGAGCTGACCTTCGTACTGGATATCTATGCCACGCCCCAGGCGGGGGCGCGGCGGTGCCGGGAGGCCTTTTCCCAGATTGCCGGGGCGGTGCAGCCCGGGCGGGTGCTGGGGCTGTGTGTGAAGAGTCTGACCGGCGAGGAGACAGAATTTGACAGCAAGGAAGGACTTTTAAAGCTGCGAGTCCGGCTGGTGTGCCAGGGCTGGGTGTACGCCGGACAGGACGGCCAGGAGAACGCCTTCCTGGACTTCATTTTGAAAGGGGACGTGAAAGCATGAGCATTTCCGCGCATGAACGCCCGGGCGTTTATTCCACCTATGGCGCCAGCGCCGTACTCAGCGGCAGCGCCGGGCGCAAACGGGTGGGCCTGGCGGCCCGGACCGGGCAGGAGAGCCTGGACAGCCGGAGCATCACCCGGTACGAGGACGCGGTGGCCGCCTTTGGGATCGAGACGGGGGAGAACGTCACCGCCCTGGTGCGCCTTCTGCTGCAAAACGGCGCCGTGGAGGTGGTCGTCTTCCCCGTGGAGGGGGAGGAGCTGAGCGGCTATCGCTCCGCCTTTACGGCGATGGAACAGGTGGAGGATCTGCCCATCGTTGTGTGCGACAGTACCGACTTGACTGTGCAGCAGGCCCTGCGGGGCAGTGTGACGGCAGCCTCCGACGCCCAGCGGGAGCGCATTGCCGTGGTGGCCGGGGCCAAGGGTGAGAGTGTGGAGCAGCTGGCCCAGAGAGCCAAGGCGCTGTGCTGTGAGCGGGTGGTGCTGGTGGGCCCCGGGTGTGTGGACGCCGATGGGGCAGAGCTGTCCGGCCTGCCCGCCGCCGCGGCCGCGGCCGGCGTCATCGCCGCCCAGGCCGACCCGGCCCTCCCCCTGGGCGGGGCGGAGGTGAGCGGACTGTACGGCGTGGCCCAGCGGTACGACGACAACCAGCTGGACAGCCTGATCCGCGCCGGCGTGACCGCGCTGGAGTCGGTGGGCGGCACCGTCTACGTGGTGCGGGGGGTGACCACCCGCACCGCCGCCAACGGCGCCGAGGACAACACCTGGCGGGACCTGTCCACCGTGCTGGTGGTGGACGACGTGATCCCCAACCTGCGCTCGGCCCTGAAAGCCCGCTTCCGCAGAGCCAAAAACACCGCCCAGAGCCGGGGCGCCATCCGCTCCCAGGTGGTGCTGGAGCTGGAGAACAAGCTGGCCCGGGAGATCATCACCGGGTACGACCAGGTGAGTGTCCGGGCCGACAGCGAGGAGCCTACCCGGTGCCTGGTGGACTTCTCCTTCACCGTGGCCCACGGCATTAACCAGATCTGGCTGACGGCACACATCACGGTATAAGGAGGGATTTCATGACGATTACAGGTTTTCCGACCAGCAGTGACATCTACCTGGAGGTGAACGGGGTGAAGGTGGCGGTGGTGCAGGGCTACACCGCCAAAGCCACCAAGTCCAGCGCCACCGTGGAGGCCTTCGGCGAGAAGGAGCCGGTGGCCACCATGTCCGGGCAGATTAAACACGTGCTGGAGCTGTCCCGGCTGTACGCCACCGACCAGGCCATCCGGGACGGCATCAACTTCTACGAGCTGGAGGGCTTCTCCCTGGTGATCTGCAAGCCCGACCGGCGCATCATCTACTCCGACTGCCAGTGGAGCTCCATCCATGAGGCCGCCTCGGTGGGCGATATGGTGCTGGAGAAGGTCACGGTGGTGGCCTCCAAGCGCATCGAGACGGAGGTGTGAGCATGGACGGGAGCATTCTGGCCGGCCCCTGCGCACTGGAGCTGGAGGACGGGCGGCAGCTGCGGCTTTTAAGCGCCTGGGAGGTTATGCAGGCCCGGCGGGAGGCCGGAACGCTGGCCCGGGAGGACCGGGAGAGGGCCCTGTGCTCCAACGCCTGCCTGCTCGCCTGGGCAATCGAACAGGACGGCAAGAGCGTGTTCCGGGACGGAAGCGAGGTGCTGGAACAGCTGACCGTGGAGGAGATCAGCACCCTGGCCCGGCGGTGGTGGGAGTTTAACCGCCAGGTCAACCCCGGTGTGAATGCCGGGGAGAAGCGGGTGGTGGACCTAAAAAACGTCTGGAGCACGCGCCGGAGGAGCGGCTGTACTGGCGCGTGCTGCGAACATTCTCAGCCCTGCCCACCGAGACGCGCGTCCGAGCGATGAAGGAGCGGGACTTCTTGTGGTGCGCCCTCAACCTGATGCTGGACGACGAGCAGCAGCTGTCCCAGCTGTGTCCCCAGTGCCGGCAGCGGGCCATGGAGGAGCGGTGCTGCGTGTGCGGCGCCCCACTGGGCCTGGGCGAGGGCGCGGTGAACGGCAGCTTTGACCAGACCCGGTTTGACGCTTTGCGAAGGGGGGAGGGCAGATGACCGACTATCTGGAGATGCTGCTGCCCCCGGAGGAGGACCGGGACGAGGTGGTACTGGAATTGCCCGGCGTTCGTCCGCCTGGGGCAGCGGCGCGGCAGGAGCAGCCGTCCGTAGCGGACGGCTTCGCAACAAGCAGCTCCGAAACGGGCGGGCACGGGCAGGCGCAGCGCATCGCAGCCGCGGCCGATGGACCGTCCGGCGAGCCCCTGGAAGACCGGGGACAGAAGCTGGAACGGGACATGGACCGGGTCCGGGGTGCCCGGGAGCGGACGGCGGGAGAGCGCGTTGGACGTTTTGCGAGGGAACAGATGGAAGCGGACAGTGCCGCCAGTTTGGAGAGGAAACAGGCGGCAGATGAGAACACGGCCGGTTTTGCACGGGAAGCGGAAAAAAGCGCCGCAGGTTCCGTTTCCGGGCGTTTGATACAGGAGGGGGCCGGGACGGCCCCCTCCCGTTTCTCCGCCGGAATCGGGCAGACGCTCTCACAGGCGGCGGCGCTGTCGTCGGCGGCGGAGCGGCTGCGGTGGGCGGTACGGCGGCAGACTGCGGCGGAACCGGCGGCGGAGCCGACTATGCATTGGAACAGCATTCGGACACAGCCCTCCTACGCGGGGGAGGACCCGGCCCTGCTGGTAGACGCGGCGTTCCAACGGGATGCCAGACGGTACGACGGGGCGCTGGGCCTGCTGTGATCCTTTTTCCAGAAAAAAGGATCAAAAAGAACTTTCATACGCTACCAACCTCCCGCTGTTACAAGGCTTTGTGCCCGGTAACGAACGTGTACTTCTCATTGAGGATTGGTATGAGCGCTGCGATTTTTGTTTCGGAAGGGGACGAGACAAGTGGATTTGACACCTATGCGATATAAAACCTATACTTGGCCCCACAATCCCCGGATCTACACCATCGACTTCTCCCGGTGCCTCGTACAGAACAAGGTGCCCTTTGGGCTGTACCACCTCCAGGATCTGGGGCGGCAGAGACGCATCATGCGGGGAGAGGGAGAATTTGCCGGGCCGGAGGCCTACCGGAAATTCGGGGAGCTGGCCAACGTGTTTTACAGCGAGGGGCCGGGACTGCTCATCCACCCACTCTGGCAGATCTCCAACGCCTACTTTGTGGAGCTGTCCCTGAAGCAGGAGCCAAGACCGGACTATGTCAGCTACTCCTTCACCTTTTGGGAGGACCTGGGGTACTACGATGTCAAACTCAAGCAGGTGGCACAGGCAAAAAACAGCTCCACTACCGCTACAACTAAGGCCAACACTTCCGGGCTGACTGGAGCCAAGGTGAAGTATCGGGTGATGAAGGGAGACACCCTGTGGGACCTTGCCCGGCGGTACGGCACTACGGTGGAACAGCTGGTGGAGCTGAATCCCCAGATTAAAAACCCCAGCCACATCACGGTGGGGCAGGAGGTGCGGATCAATTGACAGCCTACCTGTGCACATCGGCTGGGGCGCGGTATCAGCTGCCCCAGCCTGATTCCTGGCAGATGGAGTACGGCTGCGCAACCCCCTGCGACTGCTTCCGCCTGACCTGCCCCTGGGAGTGCGCGGACGACGGGGTGCTCGCCCAGGCGGTGCGTTTTCTCGCGGAGCACAACGGACAGCGGGTGTTCACCGGAGTGGTGGACGAGTGCGAGGTGAGCTGGAGCGGCGCCGGATCCAAACTGGAGGTGTCCGGCCGGGGACTGGCGGGGCTGCTGCTGGACAACGAGGCCGAGGGACTGGACTATGAGGTGGCTACCCTGGACAATATCCTGCGCGACCACGTCACCCCCTACGGCATTCAGGTGGCAAAGCGGGGAAACTTCCCGGCGGTGGAGCACTTCTCGGTGGCCAGCGGGAGCAGCGAGTGGTCGGTTTTGTATCAGTTTGCTCAGTACTACGGCGGCATCTCCCCCCGCTTTGACCGGCAGGGCAGGCTGATTTTGACCGGGTGGGAGGATGACACCCCCCGGGTGCTGGACGACCGGACCCCCATCACCGCCCTGTCCGCCCGGGACAGGCGCTATGGGGTGATCTCCGAGGTGTGGGTCCGGGAGAGAAGCGCCCAGGCGGTGACCGAAAAGGTGAAAAACACCGCCTTTCTGGCCTCCGGCGGACAGTGCCGGCGGATGTTTACCATGCCCGGCAAAAGCAGCTACCAGGCCATGCGCTACCGGGGACAGTACCAGCTGGACAAGTCGGCTGCGGGACTGTTGACGGTGCGTGCGGAGATCGCACTGCCCTTCTGTGCCTGGCCCGGGGAGCTGGTGGAGCTGCGCCGGGACCGCTGGGGACGCTGTGGTACCTTCCGGGTGGCCCAGAGCAAGGTGGTTATGGACGCCAAGGGCTACCGGACGGTGTTGGAGCTGGTGGCGCCGGGGGCGGTGCTGTGAAAAGAAAGAGGTGAATCGGGATGTGGACATCCAGTCAGACCAGACAGGTTGCGCAGGGCACCGAGAGCCGCGCCCAGGTGGGAGTGGTGACGGTGAGCGGCCGGGAGGCGGGGGTCTACCTCAACGGGGAGCGGCGGTGGCTGCCGGTGTTTGCCCCCGGGGGATACCGCTGGACACCCGGTGTGGGGGAGAAGGTACTGGTGCTGAAAACCGGGGCGGACGGTGAACAGCCCTGCGTGGTGGGTCGGGAGCCGGACGGCGAGACTGACCTGGAGCCGGGTGAGGCCGAGCTGTACGCCAAGAACTGCTCGGTACATCTGGACCGGTACGGCAGGATCAATTTGACCGGGACGGTGACGGTGAACGGAGTGGAGCTGAGCGAGCTGATCCGGCGTATCGCCGCTTCCATGGTTGCACCCGGCTAGGAGGACGCTGATGGAGGAGATTTTACTGGAAAACGGGGACCAGGTCCCCAACGGGGCGGGGGACTTCTGTCGCCTGGAGGGCGCCCAGGCCCTGGTACAGCGGGTGCTGTTCCGCCTGCGCGCCCGGCGGGGGAGCTTCCCCTTCCTGCCGGAAACGGGCAGCCTGCTCCACCAGCTCAGCCGGGAGAAGCCCAGCGCGCGAGGGGCGCTGTGTGAGCAGTATGTACGTCAGGCCCTGGAGGAGGAGGATGTGCAGGTGACCGGCGTGGCCTATGAGGACGGCGGCGGGGAACAGGCTCAGGTGACGGTGTCCCTGCTGTGGAACGGGGAGCCGCTGAGCGTCTCCGCCTGGATAGGAGGAAAGGATGAAAACCATTGATCAGCTCTATGACGATATGAGCCAGGACTTTACCCGGCGCACTGGGATGGAGGTGGCCGGGGGAGGCGACCTGTCCGCCCGGCTGTACGCCGCCGCCGCCCAGCTGTACGCCCTGTACGTCCAGGCCGACTGGGTCAACCGGCAGTGTTTCCCCCAGACGGCCCAGGGGGAGTATTTGGACTACCACGCCCAGCTGCGGGCCCTGGAGCGCAAGGCGGCAAGTCAGGCCCAGGGCGTGATCCGCTTCTACGGCGACGCGGACAGCGCCACCGCCCGGGTCATCCCCCAGGGGACGGTGTGCATGACCCCGGGACTGGTGCGCTTCGCCACCACCCGGGAGGGGGTGCTCCCCGCCGGAGAGAGCCATGTGGACATCCCCGCCCAGGCGGTGGAGGCCGGCGGAGCGGGCAACGTCATCGCCGGGAGCATCCGCACCCTGTCGGTCCCCCCGGTGGGGATCACCGGGTGCATTAACCCCGAGGCATTTACCGGCGGGGCCGACCAGGAGGGGGACGAGAAGCTGCGAGAGCGCATTCTGGACAGCTTTCGCCGCCTGCCCAACGGGGCCAATGCCGCTTTTTACGAGCAGGGAGCGCTGTCCTTTGAAGAGGTGGCCGCTGCCGCCGCCCTCCCCCGGAACCGGGGGGTGGGGACGGTGGACGTGGTGGTGGCCACTCCCCAGGGGATGCCGGACAGCGCGCTTTTGGGGCGGCTGGAGGAGTTTTTTCGGCAGCGGCGGGAGATCGCCGTGGATGTGAAAGTACTCCCCCCGGAGCTGGTAACGGTGAACCTGTCCATTCAGCTGGCGGTGACGGCAGGGCGGGACTTTGACGCCGTGGCCGAAGAGGTGGAGCGTACCCTGCGCGGGTGGTTTTCCGGACAGCGGCTGGGTCAGAACGTACTGCGGGCCAGGCTGGGCAGCCTGGTTTTCACTGTGGACGGGGTGGAGAACTACCGCATTGATACCCCCGCTGCCGACATCACCATTGCAAAGCAGCAGCTGCCCGTCTTGGGGAGGGTTACGCTGGAGGCGATGGCATGAATGGGGAAAATCTGAAGGAACTTCTGCGGCCTCTGGGGGTTTATCAGCTGGAGGACTCCTTTCTGGGGGCCGAGCTGGAGAGCCTGGGCGGGGCGCTGGACCAAAACCAGGAGGAGCTGGAGCGAATTCAGCGGGAGATGTGTCTGGCGACTGCCCAGGACGAGGGGTTGGAGAACGTGGCGCAGCTGTTTGTCCGGCGGCCGGTGGCTTCCAACCCCCAGCGAATGGCGGCCGCTCTGGCGGCTCTGCTGCGCATCGGCGGGGACAGCTTCACCCTCTCGGCCATCAACGACACCATCACCGGGTGCGGACTCAACGCCGACGTCACCGAGACGGACAGCCCCAACACAGTGGAGGTGCGCTTTCCCGAGGTGGCGGGTATCCCCGAAGGGTTCGAGGAGATGCGGCAGATCATCGAGGACATCCTGCCCGCCCATCTGCTGGTAAAGTATGTGTTCTGGTACCAGACCTGGGCGCTGCTGGAGAGCCGGGGGCTGACCTGGAGGAAAATCGAGGAGAGCAGAACCACCTGGAGGCAGCTGGAGACCATGGTGCGCTAG